AACGAAGAACTACTCGATGAAATATCAGATGATGGTAAACCAAGTATATCGTGTGGTGTAGTATACCCTGTAACGTTTGTATTATATCCATTTGTCCCTGAATAAAATTTGAATGTAAAATCACCTGAGTCACATGTAAACGTTATTGCATTTGTGGTTTTATTAAAAGTAGCACCAGTTATAACTGTACAATTCAGTTTTATAGCGTCAGCAAGTTCGTGACCGCTATAGTTTCCAACGGGTATAGTTACAGTCTGAGTACTCCCCCCATTTGTTAACACTTGCATTGTATTATTTCGAGAATGTATGAGAAACTGACTGTTATGAATACGTGCTGATATTAATGAAATTTTTGTGACTTCGTAAACAGGTGTTTTTAATTTAACAACATAGTCTGCAGGATTTGAATAAGAAACGGGATCTCTTTCTCCACTATCTATGTCTAAGGTATGTACCCTCATTAAAATATAGGAGCATTATTTTAATGAGTGATTTACTTATTTTATTATACGTTTAAGAAAAACTATGTGACAATGGGTTTCTAGAAAGTTGATTTTTAGCTATATCTAAACCACTCTGAGAAGAATTAGGATTTTCGTTACCTTTGTATGCATTAAATTGGTGATAATCGTTATGTCTATAATTTTGTGTCCAAGCACCGTTTGCAGAGTTTACTCGACCATCGATACGGGACGTGTCTGAACGAACACCTGTTAACATACCACCCTGGTTTAGTGGGTCGGCGCGAACATTCATTCGACCAGCACCCGCCATTCGACCAGCTTTACCTCTTTTATCTGTTGGTCTCAATCCAAACTTATTAAGTTCCTCGACTGCATAAGCATCACCGTAAACTCTACTTTCACCTATCTTTGAAGATGGAGAATTCAAGTACCCGTGTGAATATTTATTGATATTTGGTGATGGCATATTTGTATATTGATACGCTTCTATATTACCATCCTTCTTGTTACGTGTTGGTTCTGCTGCACGCGTTAAAGCGGAAACGGTTCTCTTTGGTGCGGCCGTAGAAAGAGTATCAGTTCTAAGTCCGGTTTCAGAACGATTTGTTGTTCTTTTAGTTTTTTCGTGTTCACTTCTTGGGGTCAAGCCCGAGAATCCTTGAGAACGTCCGCCAACGTTTGGAAGACGTTCTGGTAAAAATGAAGTTTTTTCCGGTCTATTATTAGCAAGTTCACCGGCAATTCCTCGACGACCACCTTTACCATCAAATGCGGGACCACTTCTCCCTGGTAAAGTAGTTAATTTATAAGCACCTACATTTANAGGATTCACACGGAAAAGTTGTTGATGACCACCAACTGATGGAACATTNGGNTCAANACCCAAACCTGGTCCAACATTCTGACGTTCTATTGGTGATAAGTTATTCATTCTACCACCGTCATACATGATCCTATCTCTCATTTCCAAAACTTCACCCCCAGAAGATCTTTGTGTTGACGCAATGTCACCGAAGGAGCCAACTTCTTTTTTATGAAAAATTGTTTGTTCGACTAATGGTGATGCTTCACCTAAATATGTATCATTTATATTGATATTTCTATCGTTAAATTCTAAATTTTCCTGTACACTATCCTGTTCTATAGGAGCACCTTCTGATATATATGTTTCGGTTGGTTTACTTAATTTACGACCAGCGTAGACAAGTCCTGCTATAGCCATTATGGATATTGGATCAGCCATTCTTATTTCTTACTGACATTTTTATTAAGGTATCTTTGCTGAAACAAACCATTTTGAAGTTCGGCTCGTGTACTGGATGGTTCGTAACTTTGGGTTCTGAGTGGGAGTTTACACGATACATTTTGGAGTGGGTGTAAATTTTGTTCGTATGTTTTCGCTAAAACTTTGTTAAATCGGGAGGTAGATTGTGGACGAAGCATGTCACTCGTTTCAATATATTCAGCTGGAGATCCTTTACCCGCCATATACGGCGCAGTACCGTATAACATAGTATTTGGCCTCGATGAAACGTAGTTTAATGAAGTGGGCTGAGGATACATAAAAACTTCTTCGTTTGCACAAACTGTTGGTACAGCATTATCAGTGACTAATTTGATTCCTGGTTGGAGTTGGTACGCCATTTACTATTACAAAACATTTTGTTTAAGAAAATCGAGTATCGACTAAATATATTTAAAATATGAAATTATGAAGAATGACCAGCTGCTAATCCTGAACCTCTATGCATACCACTTCTCTTATCCCCATTTGGATCTAACCCCGCAAAAGCTTCGAGTTGAACACCTCTCGCGTTTGGATCACATAAGCGTGGGTCTTGTCTACAAGTTTTTTGTCCCTGTTCACCGTGTATAAATTGGTAATATGGATCATTTCCTAGAGAAGAATTGGCTGTACTTACAAATTGTCTAGAACATGCATTTCTTTGGTATTCTGGTAAAGATGACCTAGATCTAGATGGTCCATATTCTATACCTTTTGTAGCGTAATGGTCGTACGATTTTTTCACCGTTGGATAATAACAAGCACTTGGTCTGTCCGGTCTATCAACAAAATCTGTCATCAAAACATTACCCATTGGGTTATCTTGTGTGGGTAAGGTACATGGTCTTTTTGGACTTTCGTGTGCTGTTTTAGCTAATCCTAATTTTATCATATCGGATTTTTCCATTATATATAAAACACCTAATGCAGTTCCTCCTAATACAAATATACGTATATCACGGTTTATAAGATATATAATACAGGTTGCATAAATAATAAATCTCGCAGTGGCATTAACACGTTCTTCTGGAGTAAGTGTTTGTGAAGGCCAGAATTCTAATACTTTATCTGTTCGAATGAGTTGTTTTGGATCTTCAAACCAAGAAGTCATTTATATATAGTGAGTTTATTTTTTACCACCTAACATGCCACCTAACATGCCCTGCATGGTTTTCATAAGAGCGGCTTCGTCTAAACCACCTTCACCTTCCGAACCCATTTTATCGGCGCACTCTTTTGCCACACTTTCAATCATGGATAACGTGTCTTCTGGAATTGATTTAATTGTCGTACCTAGCATGTAAAGCGTTTGTACATACTGCCAGATAGCGGTTTTTGTATTCTCTGAACACGTCCCCCAATGTTTTTCTAAATTAACACCTTTCATGAAATCTAAATTCTTAGACTCTTTTATGAAAAAAGAATCGTCTTTCTTTGAAATTTTTTCTGCATATGGTGTTACACCGGACATGAAACCGTCTACTACTAATCTCGGGTTAGTTTCTTTCATTAAATCAAATGCAGATAAACACTTTTTTAATCCCTTTTCCTCTGGGAATGTCCTGTGTAATTCAGTAAGAAATTGACCCATCATTTCATTAAATGCGGAAACTGATGTCATTGTTGTATATTATATACATAATACTAATAATATCTTTAAGTTTACACACTAAAACGGTTCTGAACTAATACTTTCTTTCTTACCCAAACCGTTTGAAACGATAATAAATACTAAAATTGCAACAAGTGCGGATGGTTTTGTGTACGAGCTCAACTCGATTTTACCTTCATTGTTAAGTTTGGACTTAAAGTGTATATAGCCTGCAGTTATACATCCAGCAATTAAACCCGCCCAAGCTGGATCTCTTAAATAATCTTCAAACTCCATTTATTTATACATGATGTTTTTTTGACGAGATTCGGCAGCGTCTGGAAAAAATACATCGTCAGATTCGCCATGTTCGTTATCCATACTCTGTCGTGCCTGAGGAGCCGTATTTATAGTTTTGAATTCGTTGTTCATGAAAGAGTTTGTAGGTTCTCCTCTCATATAAGGTTCTTCTCCCATAGAAGGTTCTCCCTCCATAGAAGGTTCTCCCTCCATAGAAGGTTCTCCCTCCATAGAAGGTTCTTCGCCCATAGAAGGTTCCCCCCCCATAGAAGGTTCTTCGTTTAATTCCGGATTAAATGGGTCTTGTGAAACTTCTTCACCACCTTCTTCTATAAGCTCTGGGTCTTCCGAATCAGTTATCTCCGCGTCTCCTAAATCAAGGTCTTGACCTTCTTGAGACTGTGACATATAGGTTTGTAATATTTGCTGAACAGGTATGAGTTCTTTTACCGCATTTTCAACACATATAGAAAATCTTTCGAATAATTTATCGTTTCTAGCATATTCATTTTGTGTTTCGTGGTATAGATAAGGATCGTTATACAAAGATTCTGCGACTTTATTATGACACATTTGTATAAAAACTTCATTGGTTGGAAGTTTAAGGGAAATTTTTTTATTATCTTTACTCAAACGAACAGCTGATAATATTTTGACACAACTCACGAAAACGGCCGCTAATAAATCGTTAAACCACGCACACCTATTCGCTATATTATCAGAGTGTTGTTTAGACATTGCATCACTCCAGTTAGGAACTTCCTTTAAAAGTTTTTGGTACATAATAAGTACTTTTCTTCCTTTAGAGAGTTTGTATGCTTCTTCATACATTTCATCAAAAGTCTCGATCATAACTGGACACATCAATAAACAAAGTTGACCGAGATATTCTCTTTTAGCTTCAACTAATATGTTAAGGTTATCCATTTATGATAAAGTGGGTTTTTTTATGAGACGTTATTATCGCGCCCCCCTGTATTTATTTGCAGTCTTTTTCAAGTTCACGAGTGTTGGAAAATCTTCAAAATCTTCTTCTGGTTTTTCCTCGGTATGTTTTTCGACTTTTTTAGCACGCCAAGATATACATATTTCAAATTCACCTATAACTTGAACCATAAATCCGCTAATTTTAAATTGTCTTATTAAATAATCAGTAGCTTTTCGCCTGTCGAAATGTGGATACCCCATAACAAACGATGGTATTTGAACGAATACATATTTATTACCGAGTTCTACGGATTGGCGTATTTTTTTAGATATCTGTTCATATAATTTTACATACGTCTCCTTTTTTAGTCGTTTACGTTTATCAGCTATCTTAGATATTTCATCTATAGTGATCATCTAATTTACTATTGGAACATTTTTAGGTTTACCGTACGCATCTTGATAATTTTGTATTTCCTTTTCAACAAGTAAATTAGTATTGTTTTTTATATAAGATATTTCACTTTCTCTTATGAGTGAATAATCTTCAAACTCTCTTGGTGGTATATTATTAGTAAAAATACCTTCATTATCAGGTTTCTTTATATGAATAGGTTGTGTCTGTAAACTTAATATAACGACCGATGGTTTTTCGTTAACTAATTCCTTTTTCATATTTTTGAACTGGTTATATTTCCTCTTGAATTTTCTTAAACGAGCGTCTTCATATTCTGTTAGTCCTGTTCTTAGTGTTTTATTTTCCATTTTTTCTATAACTTTAATTAAATCCTTCTCCATTTCTACATCATTTTGATCCTCTAGTTCATTAATATCATACCGCGGTCCCATATTTATAATACGTATAACAGCAGAAACAGCAAATCCGAAATCAAAACCATCTTTTCCGTACTTGACTACCATAAACATACACTTACAAATTTTACCAGGGTTTTCGGTATCTTTGTTTTCGTATATTTCGGCTTTTATAGTTTCTATTATGTATGTACATAAACCAGTTCTCTTTGAAATTTGTTCATTTGTTCTTAGTATAATTTCCTGTATAAGATCGTGTGAAATAGATAAATCACTTTCTTCGTATCCGGATAAGTCTATATCTTCATCATTTAATTCGTCAGGTGGTGTGTTAGTGAACTTCTCTGTCCTGGTTAGTGAATATATCACAAATACTATCAACAGTATTATAATTATATTGTTCATCTTATTATTAAATTTTATTTTATTTTAATTGTGAAATTATTGCGAAATTATTATAAGTTATTACTTTAAAATGTCTCTTTTAATATACAGTCCTCAATGTAATCATAGTTTAGATATAATTGATTATATTCAAAAAAATGAGAATTTAAAACAAATTGTTAGTTATCATAATATTAATAAATTGGGAATACCTCCTCAATTCAAAAGTAAAATCAGTAGAGTACCTACACTGCTTACAAAAAATGGAAAACTACTTGTTGGTAATGAAATAAAAAACTGGCTCGAGTCTCTTTTACCAGTTAAGGAATTAGAAATGGCAGGTTTTGGAACCTGTGCTATGACAACTTTAGAAGGTGAAAGTACAGATGATATGTTTGGTATAGATAGTTACGGCGTTTCTTTACAACCTCCAATGACATCTGAACTCGAAGAAAAAATAAGTAGAAGTGTAAATGATGCATATAATGCACAAAGTAAAAAA